CTCGCGCCCTGCCACGCCTTCTTCCAGTTCTACGTGGCCGGCGGCCGCCTGTCCTGCCAGATGTACCAGCGCAGCGCCGACATCTTCCTGGGCGTGCCCTTCAACGTCGCATCGTACGCGCTGCTCACGCACATGGTGGCGCAGCAGTGCGAGCTCGAGGTCGGCGATTTCGTCTGGACCGGCGGCGACTGCCACCTGTACTCGAACCACCTGGAGCAGGCGCGCGAACAGCTCTCGCGCGAGCCCTGGCCGCTGCCGCGACTCGAGATCCTGCGCAAGCCGGATTCGATCTTCGACTACCGCTTCGAGGACTTCGCGGTGCACGGCTACCAGGCGCATCCGCACATCAAGGCGCCGGTGGCGGTCTGATGCGGGTCACCCTCGTCGTCGCGCGGGCCCGCAACGGCGTCATCGGCCGCGACAACGCGCTGCCCTGGCGCCTGCCCGAGGACCTGAGGCACTTCAAGGCCACCACCACCGGCCACGCGATCGTCATGGGTCGGCGCACCTTCGAGTCGATCGGCCGCGCGCTGCCCGGGCGGCGCACGATCGTGGTGACCCGCGATCCGGACTGGGCCCATGCCGGCTGCGAGCGCGCCGGCTCGCTTGCCGAGGCGATCGCGCTGGCCGGCGCGCCGGGGCCGGATCCCGCGATCGCCACCGACGAGGTCTTCGTGGTGGGCGGCGCGCAGCTCTATGCCGAGGCCCGCGCGATCGCCGACCGCGCGATCGTCACCGAAATCGACATCGCGCCGGAAGGCGACGCGCGCTTCGAGGCGCTCGGCCCGCCGGAATGGACGCTGAAGTCCAGCCAGACCCACCGGTCGGCGAGCGGGCTCGCCTACCGGATCGAGGACTGGGCGCGCGCCGCAGGCTGAGTGCGCGCGAGGCGCTCGAGCTCGGGACGCGCGAGCCCCTTGAGCTCGGCAATGCGGGCGGCCAGCCAGCCCAGCGCGAACCAGGCCGCCGGATCGTCGGCAACCATGGCCTGGTAACGCTCGCGCGCCACGATCAGGTCGTTCAACTCGCCCATCCGGTCCTGCACCACCGCAAGGCGCTTCAGGTAGCGCGCGAGCGCACCGGCCTTCAGCACCGGCGCGAAGAACTCCGCGGCATAGCGCTGGCGCTTGATCCGCTTGCGCAGCGCGTGCAGGGCAGTGTCGTCGAGCGTGTCGAAGGCCTTGGCGGCAGCGGCGATCGCGCGGTGCCAACGGCGCAGACGGCGTTCGGCGAGTCGCGGGAACGAAGCGCCCCGGGACTTCTCGCCATCGGTGTCGCCCCTGGCGTCGCCCCCGGCCCCGGCCCCGCCGGGGTCCGCCCCGATGGCGTGTGCCCCGGTGGCGTCTGCCACGCTCGCGTCTGCCTGGCCGGCCTGTGCCACGCCAGGGGGCGTTTCTTCGGCCAGCCCCATCCGCCAGCTCAGCCAGGCGAGCAGGAGCTGCTGCACCTCGGTCGCGCAGACCGCCTCGCGCGGGTCGGGCGCCGGCGTGGCGACCACCCCGTCGTCCAGGGGTGGCGCGCCAGCGGCGGCCAGCGCAGCAGCCACGCCGGCGTCGAGCACGTCGGCGTCGCGCGACAGGCCCAGCGTTGCGAACAACGCGCGCAGGCCGTCCACGAGGTCCGGCGGCGGCGCAGGCGCCCATCCCCGAAAGCTGCGCAGCGCCGAGCGCAGGCGCCGGATGCCGACCCGCATCTGGTGAACGTGCTCCACCCGCAAGCCCGGATCGCCATCGACCAGGCCGATCGCATTGCGGCCGATCTGGTCCAGGCATTCGTCGAGCACCGCGCACCAGGCGTCCAGCGTGGACGCGACGCCGGGATACGCGGGCGAACGCCCCTTGCGCACCGTCGGAAACCGCAGGCCATCGGCGAGCCGATCCCCGCGCTCCGCCTTCGTGCGCGGGTCCAGGATCAGGCCGAATCGCTTGCGCCAGCGCTCGGCGAGCGCGAGCATCGCCAGCGGCGAGCCGGACACCAGTTCGAACTCGATCTCGCAGAGCCGCAACGAGGCTTCGGGAGGACCACCCGCGGCATCCCCCGGACCCGGCCTGGGACCCGCGAGAATCCGCCCTTCGTCGAAGGCGACCTCCACGACCGCCCCGCGGGTCCGCACCCGCCGCAGCGTTCGACGCACCTCGGTGCGATAGCGCACGCCGGCGAACTCGCCCGCTGCCTCGGCCTTGCGCAGGAGCTTCAGCAAGCGATCGCCGACCGGTGTGCCCGCGTGCAGCGTGGCATCCGGGCTCGCGTCCGGGCGCAAGACCTCGTGCTCGAAGCGCTCGAGCGCGTTGGCCCGGGCCGCCTTCAGCGTCTGCACCCAGCGCCGGCCCTCGCGGCGCAGGCGCCACGCGATGCCCTCGCGGGCCAGCCGACGGTCGGGCGTGTCGAGGTACATCGCAGCCAGCGTGCGTCGCTCCAGGCTCGCCGAGGCGCGCGCCATCTCGGCGGCCAGCGCCTTGCGGGCCGCGCGGGGGACGAGGAACTTCAGTTCGATTTCGCGGTGCGGTGACATCTCGGCTCCAGACCGGCCGAGGATAGCCCTTCGCGCGGCGCGCTTGGTTACAGTCGACCATTGCGCTGGGATCAGAGCCTCGCACGTCAGGTTCGGCATCTGCCGAATCACGCCGGGGGGAAGCAGGTCGACTTCGGTAGAATGTCGGCCTGCGCCTGCCGCAACGCCTCCGTAGCTCAGTGGATAGAGCATCCCCCTCCTAAGGGGAGGGTCGCACGTTCGATTCGTGCCGGGGGCGCCAGAATACAAGGGTTTCATCGATAGCGGTCACTAACAAAACCGCCTTGCGTGAAACTTCCGTGAAACCGCCTCGCCTTGCGCTGGCGGTTCCGGTTGAACTTCTTCCAGGTCGTCATCTCTCGGTCCTCTCGGGTTGGATGCCGGCCGCGCGTGCGAAGGTGAACGCCGCCGGCTCTCGGGGTTGTTGCCCACTCGCCGAGTAACAGCAGCCGTTCGGGGCGATGAACGGCGCCCCACGGTGGCCAGCCGCTTTCAGACGAACGCGAGCACCTGGTCGATGCTGTTGATCGTCATGCCCTGTTCGGCCGCCTGGTAGCGCCCGATGGCCATGATCGCGGCGACGATGCCGTCGATCCGGCCGGAAGACTTCGCCTTGTCCGGCTTGAGGTTGCCCGCCTCGTCCTGCTTGGCGCTCACGTTGGCCGCCATCCACCGAAGCACCTTGTTGCCGCCGTGGCCCAGCTCGCGCGCGATCAGCCGGCGTTCCAGCTCTTTCATCGGCCCGGACATCGAGGCGAAGCCCTGCCCGAAGCCGACCATCTCGAAGCCGTCGCCGGTCAACTGGGTCGAGATTTGCGTCGCGTTCCACCGATCGACAGCGATCTCGCGCACGCGGTAGCGCTCGGCCAGCTCGTTGATGCGCTTGCGAATCACGTCGTAGTCGATCACGTCGCCGTCGGTGGCCTCGATCAGCCCTTCCCGGACCCAAACGTCGTACGGCACGCGGTCGCGCTCTGAGCGCCGTTTCATGCCCTCGGCCGGCACCCAGAACATCGGCTTGAGGTAGAGCTTCGAGCCGACCGGAAAGGCCAGCACCAGCGCCGCGATGTCCGTCGTGCTCGCCAGGTCGAGCCCGGCGAAGCACTCGCGGCCTTCCAGGTCCGGCGGCGGCTCGGCGCAGCCGTCCCAGGTATCCAGGCTGATCCAGCGCGCGTCCTGCTCGGTCCACTGGTTCAGGTACAGCCGCCGGAAGGTGTTTTCGTAGGCCGGCAGATGCTGCGCCTTCTGGCACTCGTCGGCGAAGAACTCTTCCTTCACGCTCACGCCGATGCCGGGGTGCGCCTTGCGCCAGGTCGCCGGGTCCTTCCAGTCGTCGTCGCTCTCGGCCTCATAGATCACTGGCAGGAAGGCCGGATCGTCGATCACGCCGTCGCGCACCTTGACCGCATAGTCGTACAGCTCATAGCAGAGGCTGTGCCGGTCGTAACCGGCCGTCGTGATGGCCACCGTCAGCGGCTGCCGGCGAGCCCCTACCGAGGTCGTCAGTACGTCCCACAGCTCGCGGTCCGGCTGCGCGTGGACTTCATCGAAGATGATCCCGTGCGCGCTCAGGCCGTGCTTGGTGTAGGCGTCGCTCGACAGCACCTTGTAGCTGCTCGCCGTCGCCGGGACCACGATCGAGCGTTTGAAGGACTCGGCGCGCTTCTCGAGCATCGGCGACGCCGACACCATCCCGCGCGCCATGTCGAACACGATGCCGGCCTGCTCGCGGTCAGCCGCCGCCGAGTAGATTTCGGCCCCCGGTTCGTTGTCGGCGAAGAGCAGGTACAGGCCGATCCCGGCGGCGAGCGTGGACTTGCCGGCCTTCCTCGGGATCATGATGAACGCGGTGCGGTATCGCCTGGTGCCGTCGGCCCGCTTCCAGCCGAACAGCGGCCGGATGATCCGATCGGCCTGCCAGTCCGACAGCACCAGCGGCTGTCCCGCCCACTCGCCCTTGGTATGCGTCAGGCAGTCGCGGAAGAACCCGACGGCGCGCTCGGCTGCCGCTTCGTCGTACCAGTAGCCCTCAGGCGCGTCAGGACGGCCGCTGGCGCGTTTCTTCGGGTCAGACGCCCCCGAAGTAGCGCGCTTCCGTTTCGTCGCCATGCTGGGCCTTTACGGTCATCTTCGCGCGTGCGGCGGGCGTCAGGCCAAGTTCGACCATACAGGCCCGAAGCTGCGCAATCGCCGCCGTGCGCTGTTCCTTCCTCGCCGTCGAGCGCTCGACCATCTCGGCGTACAGCTCGCAGTACGCGATCAGCACCGACCGATCGGCCGTCGTGGCGACGCCCAGGTCAACCAGGATCGGCACGATCCGCGCCCACTCGACCGCAGCGACCGGCGAAAGATGCTCGGGGCAGATCAACGCAGCGACCGGCGGCTTCGGCTCGGCCCCGTTGATCGGCCGCTTCCCAGGGTTGCCACGGATGATCTTCAGCGCTGTCGGCGTCGCCCTGGTCATGATTGTCTGCCTATTTTTTGAGCAGATTCGACTGCGGTCGCGTGCGCGAGCCTGGGAGCGCGGTTCGCGGCCGTCGGTTGCTGGCGATTTTCGTTCATCCACCGCCGGGTCTTGGCCGAGTGGCAGGCATGGCACAGGCCGACGAGGTTCGACAGCTCGTTGTTGGCCGGATCGTTGTCCGCGTGGTCAACGTCCGTCGCCAGGGTCATGCGGCCCGCGCTGTAGCAGTCGGCACACATGGGCTGCTCGGCCAGCACCCGCGCCCTGAGCTTGCGCCAGGCGGCGCCGTTCAGCGCCAGCGTGCGCGTGCCCTGCCGGTCCTTGAGCGTGCGGTACTTGACCGGCACCGCCTTCGGCTTGTGGGTCTTGATCGCGTGAGGCATCAGGCAGCCCGCCGAGCAGGAAGGTTTTCGAGCCTGCGCACTTCGTCGGTATCGAGCCAGCCATCGGCAATCCCCCGCTCGTAGAACTGTGCTCGGTTCAGGCTGTCGCCTCGCAGCAGTCCTTCGACGCTGTGCTCGGCGAAGTACAGGCGCCGGCCGGCATCGGTGAGCAGGGATCGGCTGATCGCCTGTTCCCACATGGTCAGGTGCCGGCGCAGGGTCATGGTCACGAACTGGCGCGCCATCTCGACGCTGTTCGAGTAATTGCCGTGCCTGAGGTCGCCGATCATCGTCGGCGGCACGCGGAAGAGCCGCGCGACTTCCTCGACGGAAAACTGTCGCGCCGCGATCCACTCGGCATCTTCGAGCGTCATGGACACCGGCTTGAACTCGACGCCCGCGCCCAGCACAGCGGTCTTGCCGTGGTTCGCAGCGCCTTCGTGGCGCTGGTGCCAGGCGTCGGCAAGCTGGCGTTGCTGCTCGGCGCTGATCGCCCCCGGCGTCTGAAGGATGCCGGACAGCCTGGTCCCGTTTCGGAACGTGCTCACGCCGTGGTCGCGCTCGGCAATGGCCAGCTCGAACACTTCCCGCGCGGCAGCGATCGGCGAGACACCGACCAGGCCGTCATCGGATCGGTGCCGAAGGTGAAGCACTTCCTCTTGGACCAGGCGCGAGCGCTGGCCGCGCGTGTCGGTCACGTCGTAGCCGAGCCGGCCATTGTCCAGCTCGACCACCTGGACCCGATCGGGATGGATCGGCACCAGCTCGCGCACCCGGCCGTCGAAGCCGAAGCCGATCCGCGCGAAGGCGTTGCCCCGAAGCAGGACGGCGGCCTGTAGCTGCTCGCGCAATTCCAATGCCGTCTGGATCTCGTTGGGCTGATCGTGAAGCACCCGGTACAGCGGATGATCGGTGGCCCGGTCCCGGCCGCCGTCTTCGGTCCTGCGGTACAGGATCAGCGGCAGGCTGGCGATGGTCTCGGCGACCGCCTGGACGCAGGCATAGACGGCCGAAACCGATTCGGCCCGCGCCGGCGTCACGGTGCCCGATCGGGATGCGGCGAAGCTCGACCAGTAGCGGTCGAACCCGCCTTCCTTGAGCGATCGGCGCTCGAACAGTCTGCGCAGGAAGTTCATCGGATCGTGTCCAGCCACAGCCGGCGGGTCAGGTCCGGGGTTTCCCAGAAGGACTTCCGGCTGCGCACGTTGACTTCCGTCTGCTGGTAGGCCGGCCAGCTCTGAACGATGCTGATCTCGTGAAGCTCGACTGCCCGCAGCTCGCGCAGCTCGCCTTCCCAGGCGTCGTCCGTGGCCACGAACCCGAAGGACATCCCGCCGATGTCGCCGCGCTCGGCGAGCGCCAGGATGTCGGCAGCGGCGCGCGTGTCAGGAAGGGCCAGCTCGAAGGCCAGGCCGTCGGCGTCTTCACGCAGCGTCAGCGTGCCGGTGCGCGTGCGCCCGAGCAGCGCCTTCGGGTCGTGATCCACCAGCGCCAGGATGTCCCGGCCGGATGCCAGCGACGCGGCGAACGCGCCCGGCGCGATGCGCTCGCGGAAGGACCCGATTTGCGCCTCGACGCCGAAGCGCGCGGCGTAGCCGACCAGGCGCCGGCCCGCTGCCGAAACCGTGGCGGCCGCGCCGCGTCGCTCGATCGTCACAGCGCGAGGTCGTCGGCGACGACGAACGCTTCCGGGTGCCGGAACGCGATGCCCACGGTGGACATCGCGCGAATCAGCACGTTGCCCTTGGTGTAGGCGGTTTCGCTGAACGGGTTCACCAGGATGTCGATCTCGGACCAGATGCCCAAGAGCACCTGCGACCAGTCGCCCAGGATGACCCGGCCGGTGTTCGGCGTGCCGGTCTTCTCGGGCACCTGGTTGGTGACGTACACCGGCAGCTCGGCCATCCGGCCGCCTTCGAGCAGATAGCCGGCGATGCCGGTCGCCTTGAGCGTCGAACGCAGCTTCGTGGCCGCGCTCGGGTGCGTCAGCCAGGAATTGACCGGCGCGTTCGAGACTTCGGCCGCCTCGATCATTTCGAGCAGGTTCGCCCAGCTCAGGGTGGCCAGCGACTTCGACTGGACACCGCCCGAGGCGGCGAGGTTGGCCAGCACGCCGACCGGCTCATTGCTGCCGCCGCCGTTGATGAGCGCGCTGTCGATCGCCTTGGCCAGCATGGCGGCCAGGTCGTCACGGACAAGCTGCTCGACATCCGGCGACGATTGCTGGATCAGTTGGCGGCTCATCTCGGACAGCCCGCCCGCGTGCTTGGGCGCGAGCGTCACGGAATCGAAGGCCATGTCCGAAGGCGTGAGCGCCGCATTCTCGGCGACCCAGCCCACGGTGGCCGAAGTCTCGTGCTTCGGGATGCTCAGGCTGCCGGCAAGTCCCGACAGCACCCGCACGCCCAGGCGGCGAGCGAGCAGCGCATTGCGCAGCGGACCGATGTACTGGTCAGGCCGATGGTCCGTCGGCACGATCTCGGGCGCCGTGCTGGTCGTGCTCACGCGCTTCTCGAGCGCCGCCATCGGCACGAACGCGCCTTCGGCCTTGCGGCCGGTGCGAAGCTCGGTTTCCCGCGAGAACTCGGCCGCCGCCCCCGACAGTGCCCGGCCTTCCATTTGGCAGCGGATCACTTCCAGGATCGAGACTTGCGACTGAAGGTCGGCGAACTTCCGATCGCCGGTCGGCTGGCCGGTCATCCGGCGTTCGGCTTCGATCAGGAACTGCGCGCGCGCTTCCTGCTCTTCCAGGCCGGTGATCTTCGACTTCAGGTCGTCGAAGGTCTTCTGTTCGTCGCCCGACAGCGAGCGCTTTTCGGATTCGGCTTTCGCCAGCATGGCGCGCATATCGGCCACCAGGCCGGCGCGCTGCTCGCGGATTGCTTGAAGATTCATGTGAGCGATTCCCTAGGGTTGTGCGCACAGGTTTACCACTAATGCAACCCTGTTGCACTTAAGATGTCGCGGGCTTCCGACGCGCCGCGGTGCGCCGGCCGGGGCGCTCGATCTCGCCGGCCTGCGCGATGCGGTGCCGGCGGGTCTCAGTCGGCCAGCGGTCGAGCAGCCGAACCAGGCGGCGCGACACCCGATCGGGGTCGCGGATCAGCAGGTAGATGAGGTGCCAGCGGGTCATGTCGTCACCGCCTCTTCGACCGGATCGGCCCCATTCGTGCCCTCGGTGTCCATTCGTGCCCTCGTTTCCGAATTCGGATTTGAGGGCACGAATGGGGCTTGAGGGCACGAATGGACGTTTTCGAGGTCGATGTCGGGTGGCAGCGACCACAGCGACTTCATCTCTATGCCGAAACCCTGCCGGCGTACCAGGACCCCCAAGCGCTCGCGCGCAAGCCTGATTACCTTGTCGGTGTAGCCGGCCGCGCGCATGGTCGCCTTGGCTTCCTTGGCGACGATCTCGCCGTCGGACAGCACGTCGCGCAGCGCTTCGACCGCCTCGTCGGTCTCGGTCGATTCGTTCCCGCCCCCATCCGTCTGCTCTTCGGCCTCGGCCTCGGCCAGCACTTCCCGAGCGTTCCCCTCGATCGCCGCGCCCCACAGCACGCGGCTGGCGAAGATGTCGGGGTAGTTCGGGACTTGCGTCTGCTCGATGTCGTAACCGAACCCGCCTTCGTCGGTGGCGATGTTCGACTTCGACTTCATGAACACCCGACCTTCCCTGGTCTTGGTGGCGACGAACACCATCCGCGCCAGCGCCCCGAACGCCAGGCTTCCCGTTACTCGCTCGGTCGGATCACGCCCTTGGGTGCCCTTCGAGAAGTGCGTCACCCCGAACAGTGCGAAGTCGTGCAGGCGAGCCAGATCGACCAGCGGTTGAAGCCCGCGACGGGTTTCGCTGTTCTTGTGGCTGTCGCCGGCCACGGCCGACACGATCGGATCGATGATGACCAGCGCTGGCGGCTCTTGCGCCACCCGCAGCGCGAGCGCCGGCAGATGCTTGGCCGGGTCGAAGGCGACCTTGCGCAGTTCGCCGTCTACGATCTCGGTGGCGCCATCGATGAACGCGATGCGCGACAGGTCGGCATCCATTGCCCGAAGGCGCGGCACCAGCGTATCGCCCGGATCGTCTTCGCCGGACCAGATCAGCACGTTGCCGGTGCCGGCGGTGGTGCCGTCCGGCCAGCGCCCGGCGGTCGTGAGGGTGGCGGCCAGCGCCAGCGCGACCGTCGTCTTCCCGGTGCCGGGTGCGCCCGCGATGATGTGCATCTTCCCGCGCGCCAGGTAGCCGTCCCAGAGCCAGCGGATCGGCTCTATCCGCACCTGGTCGGCGCGCAGGATTTCGACGCCCGCTTCCTCGGCCTGCTCGGGTCCGAACCCCTTCTTGCGCGCGTCGGCAATCATCCGGTCCAGCTCTTTGCCGAGCAGAGCTTGTGCCCGATCGACGCCCCGCTCGGCAGCCACCTTGTGAGCGACGCCCGCGAACCATGCCCGGATCAGCGCATCTTCCAGCCCCTTGGCCACCATGCGCCCGACCAGCCGACAAGCCGACTGGTGAACATCGGCACCACTCAGCAGCTCGGCGAGCCAGTCGTCACGCGTGCCGCTCGGCTTCTCGGTGCTGCCGGTGGCGGCCGTGGTGTCGATCAGCTCGTCAACGACGATCGGCGCGCCCTCGAAGGTCCAGGTCGTTGCACCGGCCCGGACCGTGAAGAGCAACTGCTCGATCTTGTCGCACTTCGTGTCCCGCACTACCGGCACTTCGGCGAGCTTCGACAGCGCCTTCGCAACGCCGCTGCAAAGCCTCGGGTACTCGGCCGGCGTCACCTCTCGGCCGGTCTCGAAGAACAAGCGCATCTTGAACGCGCCGGCCTCGGGGTCGTGCGAGGAAGTCGTGTAGGCGAACCCGCGCCAGGTCTCGGCGGCCTCGAGAATCGCCGCCATGTCGAACTGGTCGCCGATCTTGTCGAGGTCCAGCGCGACGAACCGCCGAGGCATTGCCGAGGTGTCGCAGCGATGGCCGTCGCTGAACGGACCGGACACCCAGGGACCGTCCTTTCCGACGTGCCCAGCGGTGGCGAAGACTTCGGCCCGCAGATCGTCGAAGGTGCCCGCGCAGCGGCGCAGATCGTGGGCCTGATTCTGGCGCCTGCCGATGTCGAAGACGATCGTCATGCGAGCCCCCCGAGTCTCTGAGCGATCAGCCGCTCGATTGCGGCCAGCGCGCCGGCCTGGGTGTCCGGCGTCTGCACCTCGGCCATGCAATCGGCGCAGAGTGCGTAGAACATGGCGCGGCACCGCCCTTCGGGTTGCTTGTGCGGCAGGTACGACGCGACGGCGGCGATGGGGCGCGCGTCGCAGACGGTGCAGCCCCCGGCGGTCAGCGCCTCGCGGATTTCTTGGGGAACGTTCATGCGCGCACCCCCCGCTTGATCTCGGCCAGCCACTGCGTGACCTTGTTCGCCAGCTCGGACCCGCCGTGCTTGTCCGGGTGGCACAACTGCATGAGCTGGCGCAGTCGCGCGGCGTCGATCGAGGCGGTAGACTCTTGGCTTGAGTGCTTGCTTGTGGCCCGGCCTTCGTGCTGGGCCTTTTCTTTTGTCTTGGTGGCCTTCCAGCAGTCCAGGCAGCGGACCTTCCAGTGCTCGTCAGGCGAGCGCCAGAAAGGCGCGCCACAGTCGTGGCAGTCGAAGAACATGGCCGCCCCCCTTACAGCGCGACGAAGCCGCCATCGAACGACGTGCTATCGCGCTCGCACTGTTCGAGCCAGCGCACGCCGGCTTCGTGCCGAACGAGGGTCTTGCGGCCGATCTTGACGATCGGCAGGCGACCGGCCTTGATCTCTTCGTAGACTTTCGTCTTGCCGGTGTTGAACTCTTCGCAGAACTGCGGGATGGTGTAGACGGTTCGTTGCATTGCGGTTCACCTCTTTCCGTAGTGCGCCGCCCTCGGCGCGTACGGACAGATTCGGCGACCCGCTTCGCCCGTTCTATTGCTTTCGCCGTCTTGCCCAAAACTGCGAAAGCGATTGCTGCCCGGTGAGGGACGATTGTGTCTCGTCGATCATGTTCACCAGGCGCGTTGCCGTCGTCTTCTTGACGCCGAAGTTTCCGGCGGCGAGCACTTCATCGAGCGCTGGGCTCAAGCCGTGGTGAGCGGCGGCGACCTTCCAAACGGCGGCCCAAATCCGCGCGCCAAGCTGCCAGTCCTGCTGTGCCTGCGCCGCCTTCTTTGGGGTCTTCGTCGGCAGGTTCGGGCTATAGAAGATCGCATCAAGCGATGTCGCCCCGCCCACCTTGCCAATCTGCGCGAACCGCCCACTGAACGCCAAGGCCAGCCACTCAGGCAGCGGCAGATTCTCTTCCGCGCAGAGCTTCACCGCGTGAAGAAGTTCCATCGTGTCGCCGGCCTGGTATCGCTTCCGTCGAGCTTCGAGCATCTGGTGAACCGCGATCAGAGACTGTCCCCTGATGCTGTCGCCATGCCCGAACCGATGGCCGGTGCGGAACGCGAGCGCGGCCTTCGCCCAGGCCGGGTCGAGGTTGCGAAGCTGCTTCTCGATGTCGTTGAAGCTTTCATCGGCGTCGAACGGGTTCATGCCGCGCCTCACAATGCCAGCTTCGCCAGCGCGGCGGCCGCGTGGTCCTGCCGAAGATGGCCGTAGTGCTTTTCGATCATCGCAACGCTGGTCCCGCTGATTTGCGCGATGGTCAGCAGGTCCAGGCCACCCGTTACAAGGTCGGTGATGACGCTATGACGCAGCGCGTAGGCGGTCGCCGCCGCCGGTAGCTTCGCCGCCTTCACCGCGTCCCGGATCGGCCGCTTCCACCGATCCTTGGTCCAGTGGCCGCCGTCGGCGGTGGCGAGCAGCGGCGCGGCCGGAAGCTTCCCTTTCGCCAGCTCGGCCACGAAGTCGGCCGTCGGCTTCGGCAGGGTGATCCGGCGTTCACTGCCGGCCTTGTCGGTGCCGATGCGCAGCGTCTTGAGCTTCGGACTGTAGTCGCCGGCCGTCAGCGCGGCGAGCGCGCCAGGACGCAGCGGTAGCAGCGACAGTGCCTTGAGGAATGGCTTGATGCCCGCGCCGGCCTTCTCGAGCAGCGCCGAGCGCTGCGCGCGATCGAGGTAGATGTCGCGGCGCCGGTCCGCATTCTTGATCGGCCGCAGCGCCACCCGCCAAGGCAGGTCGGAAGCGATCAGGCCATTGTCGAGCGCGCGATTGAGCGCCGCGCGCAGCGGCACGATGTCCCGATTGATCGTCGCCGCCGTGCGCGGCGTGGTCTTCACCCGGTCGCCTCGGCCGAGCTTGGCCGGTGCCGAGGCCATCCGGTTGCGCCACTCTTCGAGGTCGGCCCGCTTGAGCTTGCCCAGCTCGATCGAGCCGAGCGCGTCGCTTTCGATCAGCCGCCGGAAGTCGCTCGCCGTCCGGTCGGCCTTCTTGGCGTTGTCGCGCCTGATCGCCTTGACGTGCGCGTCGCAGACATCCTTGACCGTGAGCTTGTGCGGCACCACCCCCATGTCAGCCTGCCGGAACCATTCGAGCGCCGCCTTGACCGCCTGGTCGTAGCGCTTGGCCTGCTGATGGTCGGCGAACTCGCCGAGCTGCTTGTAATGCTGCTTGCCGGTCGCCGGATCACGGACCCGCGCCCACCAGGTCCCGAAGTCGTCCCCGGTCTTGCGAAAGCCGACATACTGGCCGGTGGCGTGCTTGGCCCAGACAATGCGGTCCGGGTCGATCGGCAGCTTCGACCGGCCGCCCGAGGTCTTGATGTCGTCCAT